TGTTTTACCTTTCGTTGCAGCGCCGTTTCCACGAGTTTTAACACCAGACGTTTTAATGCCTGTCTGTGGATAGCCTGCTACTTTAGGAGTAGGTTCTGTTTTAATTTTGCCTGTCATGGTAGTTCTCTAAGTTGTGATTGTAACAGTGCCAACAGACGCGATGGCAACAAGGTAATTAGGTGTAAGTACTGCATCAAACTGTGAAGCGCCACCAACTGGTGCCCAACCCCACTGAAATACACGACTTCCGTCTTCTGGGTATTGTAACGTATTTAAGCCCGATTGATAATAACTTGTATCAGGGCGCGGGTTACGCAATGCCTGTGGGTCATACACAGGATAAAGCCCAAGAAGTAACTGTGGATGGTCAGGGTCCCAACACGAAGGGCAGACTAAAATATTAGTTACTTTAGTCTTAATCGTTAATTTCTTAAGGTCTTTTAACTGAAACCTTTGAGAGCACCTATCGCAAAACGCATGACTCCACTTACCTGAAGAGTATTTAACTGACATCTAAGTCCCCTACAAATTCTGGGTATCTACGTGCGTATTCCACTTTCCAAGTATCCCCGTAATTTCTCTTTATATTTGAAATTCGCCCTGCGCGTTTTCTGTTTTCTATTTGCTCAGGTGTACATTTATACCCTTTGTTATAGGCATTACCTTTTCGAGCATTTATAGACTTTTCTCTGTAGCTTGGGTCTGCCCATAATGCTTTAGTACGTTCAGCTTTCTTCTTACGTTCTTCATCAGTAAATGCAATTCTACCATCATTCCGCTTCATTGTATTTTCTGTAGGATTTAATACACCTATACAACCAGCTTCATAAAACTTTAAATTCTCTTTAGCACAGATGATTAGTACTTTTATATCAAATGCTGACGCGCCATGTTGATGATACGTCTTGTTAAAATTGTCATATGTGGTTACTTGTTCGTTATTGTGCATACTGCTTAGGTGTTGTCCTAGTCTATTTCTAATATTTGTAGAACTACCTATATATGTTTTATTAGTAACCGTATCTGTAATCATGTATACACCACTAACGCTACCAACTGTGAATGACGCTAATCTACTATCTTTATATTGATTTGCCATAACCCCTCCTATACTTAGAAAGGGATACTTTACCACATCAGTCACACCATTGTCCACATCAATCACATATTTAAACGTGCATAATCCGTGGAACAAACCGATTACTTGCTTTCTCTCTGTCTTCTGACATGGCTAAGTCTAATTGTTGCTCATAGTCACCTTTAAGCATTTGAATACGGTTAGGGTCTGTGCCAGCAATCTTCATACTAAGATAAAAAGCTAACCCCGCTACCATCGCGTTCAATAAACGGAACGGGATATCTTGTGTGTTTACTGCATTCCCAGCATTTTCTAACCTGCGTAAGCGCCAGTAAACAAATGTATAATATGAGTTTTGGTCGGGTGATGGCCATATATTAATCTGAGGTTTTCTACTATCAGTAACTTCTGTTGTAGGGTATGTTGCACCAGTTTGACGGTTTATCCATACTTGAATCGGTCTACCCTGCGCGTTCTTATTAGGAATGGTAGAGTAAGTAGAGCCAGATATACGGTTAATATTAATATCAACTTGGTTTTGCCCTGTGCCTGTACGTACTACATGGTCGAGTAAATCAATAGTGTCATCGGGTAACGGATACTCAATTTGACCTTGTACAAGTGCGATTGTGCCTTCCTCAATCGTCCATAAATTAATACCACGATTTGCCCATTCTATGGTTAGGAGGTTTAGAGAACGTCTAGCTGTGCGCATATCATAACCGCTGCGAAGCTCTTGTCCGCAGCGCTCAAACGCCTCCTCTACGAGGTCACCTAAATCAAGGTTAAAGTTTGCCGTACCCGATGTTGTCATTTCTTTTTACCTTTTCGTCCAGGGAGCTTTTTAGGGTTTACAGCACCCATACCTCTGCAAGGGCGCATTAGCAATACTTCCCTTTAGTGTGACCTTTAGTTGCACAACCATCACCACGTTTAGAAGCCGATGTACGTGATGTACTACCGCCCGATGCAAACTTTCTAGCCGGTACTTTCTTAGCAGGTTTAGGTGGGCGTTTAGTCATGCCGCCTTTTTTCATATTTTCCGTAGCTTCAATCTTACCTTGCGTGTTCATATCTTCTGCTTTAGTAGCATTTGAATCTAACGGTGCACGAGAGTCATTCCAAGCTTTAAACTCTTTTAAGGCTGCTCTAGCACGGTCACCTTCAGTAGGGCCTTTAGGTTTACTAGTACCTGACTTCAAAGCAGGTTTACTTGCTGCTGGTGCAGATTTTACGATTTCGGTTTTCTTAATTTCTACATCAGGGGTTGATGCTTTTGATTTAGGTTCAGCATTAATAGCATCTACAATTGAGTCTGACTTTTTACTCATGTTAGGTTTGGTGCCTGGCATAAGCTCGTCATATTTTTTATAGCTGTCATATAACTCTTTAGCGCCCATAGCCATAGCTGCTGGACCGGCAACTCTACCAGCTACTCCCGCTAGTCTTCCTAACTTAGAGGCATTACCTGCAGCTTTTGATACAGACCCCTCATACACATTACCAGATGCTCCGCCGCCACCCGCTGAAGCTGGTTTAGGTAATGAGCCTGATAATTCGCCTTCTACTGCTCTAGATGCTTTTGACATTACTTCAGAGGCAGGACGTTTGATAATATTATTACCTCCAGCAGTCCCAGTTTTAACTGAACTGGGTTTATCCGGGTATTTACCGCCTGAATCCGCTGTTTCTAAAGTACGAGTAATCTGTCTAGGTTTAGATTTAAGCTGTCTGTTAGGTTCTCTATCTTCTGGTGCTGCAGCTGCTACTGAGCTACCTCCACCTCTAAAACGTTTTACTTTTGCCATGACAGTCCCCTAGACCATTTTACCTTTAGTGTGACCTTTAGTTGCTACACCGTCTGCACGAGTAACACCGCCTTTAGCATAGCAAGAACCGCCCATAGCCATCATCTTACCTTTTGTGTGACCTTTAGTTACGCAACCATCACCGCGAGTAACACCGCCTTTAGCCATACATTTGCCACCATCTTTCATCTTTTTAGAGTCTTCCATCTTCTCACCTTTAGCGTATTGCTGTGGAGTGAGTTTACCAGATTTAATAGCTTTGCCTTCTTTAAGCTCTTCTTTGTACGTATCTTTACCTTTAAATAACTTTTTTAGATTAGCCACGTTGCCACCTTCTTTAAATTTTTTGCCTTTGTCGGCTTGATTAAACTCTTTAGCTACACTTACTGGTATACCCGCTTTCTTTGCAAAACTAGGGTTGTGAGAGGCAGCTGCCATAAATTTTTTCTGTTTGAGTGATGTACTAGGCACTTTCTTTCACCTGTTTAACATATTGCCCATTACCCACATTTCTTTTGCGAGGGTTAGTTAAGGCGTTTTGACGTAAATTATTAATATGAGATTCCGTTCGAGTGTATATAGGAGCTTTCCAACCATCTTTACGCAATTGTTGCAGTTTTTCTTGCGCTAAGTTTTGAAACTTTTCTTTAGCTTCTTTAGACGCAAAGTTTGGGTGCATTCTACCATGTTCCTGATAACCCATTATTCTTAAGTTTTCCACCTTGTTATCGCCGTGTATCCCGTTAATATGGTCTACTTGTTCTTTAGGCTCTAAAGGTCGGATGAAAGCAGCCGCAACAAGCCTATGAACTAAAAAAGATTTACATGGTTCAGTTCGTAATCCACCATCTCTAAATTTTACTTCTAGGTATGGTTTTATTCTAGACGTTTCTTTTTTAGGTGTTAAGGCCATTATTAATTCTGGCATTGGAACCTTACATCCACTTTTTCCATTTCTCATCCTAGCTAAAGATTTAACTCTACCCATAGAACTTATCTGGTACCTACCTTCATACCCTTTAATATCTTTCCATTGCTCATCGTTATGAACAATTCCATCTTTGCATTGATGCTCTAGCACGGCTACCTCTTTCAGATTTTTTTGCGATAGGTTCCATTCTACTACAAAAACTCTTTTTGCGTGCAGCATCTTTTTTGGATTTAGGGTTAGGTGCTGGTGCTTTTAAGTTAGAGCCCGTAGCCGCATTATATTTTGCACGACCTTTGGCTGTAAGACCTGCACCTTTAGAGACGGGGAGCTTCTCCCCTCTACCTACTGCTAATACTGGAGCTTTCTTTGCCATCTTATTTACCTGAGAAATGTTCAAACGCCCAGCCAACTAAACCACCAAAAGCTGCACCTGCACCACCCATAACCATTAAAACGTGCCATCCGCCTTTAGCTTCTGAAAGAGTTTTGCTTATATCAGCAACGGAAGCTTTAAGTTCTTCCATATCTTTAACCAATTTGTCCATATCAGTTTGCAAGTGTTTAATCTCGTTTTCATGAACTGCAAGTTTAATTTGGTCGTCCATCATGGCTTACCCGTAAA